TTATGTCAAAATAACCATCCATGAGTTGTCTTGAAATGTGACGGCGTTGAAAGCCTCGGCCACGGCGCGATCCACCCCAGGCCAGCCGCACATGTAATCATGACCTGCTAGGATCCCGCCGGTCTTAATCTTGGGCAGCCAGGCCGCAATGTCCGCTTTTACGCTTTCGTAATCATGAGCCGCATCCAGAAACACAAAATCCAAAGATCGATCAGGATAGGTGGCGGCCGCCACGGTGGATGGCAGCCGGACGATTTGAATCAGATGCCGGATGGTGGAGATGTTTTCCAAAAAGGTTCGGTAAAGACCGTCATTGCCAAGGCATTCATCGTCTTTGTGCTCTTCCGATCCAAGCCAAGTATCCACCGCATCGACTCGTATTTTTTTGCCGGTGTTGTGAGCCGCCACGGCAAGGTGTGCAACGGAACGCCCTTTCCAGCATCCGACCTCCACGATGTGAGCCGGATTAGGCAGCTTGGCAACAACCTGATCATACAAGCCGGAGAAACTAAACCAATCCTCTCCGCCGATGCTTAGGTGTTGCAAAGTTGCCATTTTGTCTCAGATCCAGTTGCGACCCTTGTCGCGTGCTGGTGCTCTTTATGAAACTCCGGCCCCGGACAAAACGTGCCCCGCTCCGCCCCAATGTTCTGGATCCGGCTGACGTACGGGAACATTTCCCCCATGCCAAGTTTCTCGCGGATCCGCTGCACCCCGCCGTCCCAGAATGATGGATCCCATGACGGCTTGAGATATTTATCAAAGTTGGATTTCCATGTGGCCCAACCCCAAGGGGTGAACCATTGACGGAATCCACAAGCGCTTTCCTGTGCCGCCCCGCCGTGCTGATTATAGCCTGAGATCGTGAGCGTCTTGGAGGTGGCGTTTCGTCCGGCCCACTCAAACCAGCGCAGGCAGTCCGGGCTTGGCACGGTGTCGTCCTCCAAATGGATATGAAAATCGGATTGCTCAAATCCGTACGTCATGGCGTACAGAATAGCTGCCCCGCAACCAAGGTGTGCGGGCGAAACATGCACGCCGATCCCCTGCCCCTTGGCAATCTCGACCAGCTCTTTGGATTTGTCGGATGGATCCAGTACGGCCGTGACGCTGTATTCGATTACTCCGTTACATTTGGCCAAAGCGCCGATGACTTGCGCAAAATAGTCAGGCCGATTGTATCCGGATAAGGTCAGCGTTTTACGCATTTTTTAGAAGTGCGTAGGCAGCCAGGTTGCCGCCGGTGCCTTTATTGTTTTGCAAGGCATCCTCGCCCAATCCCTCTTGGCGGATACGAAGGCCGTTGGAACGTGAAAAATCAGAACGGTTGCACACGAGAGTTTTGATGCCTTTCTTTTGCAGCTCCGTGCTCATGACGTAATCGTCGGCAAGGAAGCGGGCCTTCTCCTTGTCGGTCATTTGCGAGAACTCTTTTTCGCTGACGGGCGGGAATAGATCGATATCGGGAAAATCTTTCTTTCGGCAACACACACCGCCAAATCCTTCCAAGATTTCAGCGTGCCCCAGGTGATCCGGGGCAATGGCATAGCCGGTGGATCCCGTCATAAAAAACCCGCACTGCCCCATGGCCGCGCCCTCCGGGCATTCTTGTGCCAGAGTCTCAATCATACGCGGGCTGTACAGAATGTCGTCATCGCACCAGAGGATCAGATCGTCCGGCTCCGCGTTATGGTAGGCGCCGACAAATTTGCTGGCCGGGCCGTGGTCGCCCCCATTGTAAATTGTAATTTTACCATCCGCCTCCAGTTGCTTGATGGCGGCTGGAAGATCCGGCATGCGCTCCCCTGTCCTGGCTAACTTTTTGGGCAAGTGCAGGACAATCTTGTCCGCTGGGCGGGATTGGTTCAGCAGGCTGTTCAGCGTGGGCAGGATGGTGTGGATGCGTTTTGGCGTGGTGGTTAACCCAACAATAACGCGACCCGCCCGATCCACCGGATCCGGAAGGCGCTGTGCCCCATCAGGCACGGTGCCGTTTTCAATCAGCTCGTGATCCCATCGCAGTCCTGGCATTTTTCCATCCTTGGCGGTGACGGTTAAAAGGATGTCCCCAGCGGCTGCGCCCATGGCCTCATCCGCGGAGTGGATTATCCGATGCCGATCTGCCTGCTTATTGCCCCGCTGGGTGATGAGCATGTGCTGGATGGCGTTGGGATCGTCTGCGGTGTCGGTGTAGAGAGCGAGCGATCTAAGGCAATCTTCGGGCTCGCCAACATGAATGACGGTGATCCGGCCCCAAGCCGTCCGGAATCCTTCCCGCACCAAGATGTCGGCATCAAGGTTTTGCTTACTGGCGCGCAGGCATTGAGCCATGAGCGCTCTGGGCAGATGTTTGTACCATCTGTTTTCTTGATTCCAATCCGTGGTGTGCGGCATGGAATCCACTTTTTTTAGAATGTGGAATGCGGTGGTGAAATCGTCGTGATCCATCCTGTCGGCCGCCAACAGGCCGTGTGCCTCGCGGCGTAATGGGCAAAGGGTGATGGCTTTCCCAATGTGCTCCAATCGTTTTGCCCGGTCAGACAGCATCATGCTGGCCTGCGTGTGAAGCTGATAGCGCTCAGCCGGGCCCAGATCGCCGTGCTCCAGCGCCAGCAGGCAAGGCCCGATGGCTTGCTGGTATTCGTTCTTAAGAAAATGCTCTTGCGCCAAGTAGTACCACTCCATGCCGATGCCGTTGATCCGGCTGGCGATGATTCTCTTGTTGCGTTCCGCGCTGCTTGTCTTTGGCCCATTTGGGGCATGGAGGATTTTTAAGTGCTCTGCCACGCCAATCTTGGTGTCCTTTGCGGGCGTCACTCTTTCGTGGATCTGGCGCTCCCAATGAGCCGGCAGCTTGCCATCGTCCATCCGGCGGAATATTCGTTCCCGCTTGTTGTTGCGCATGCCGGAGTTTTGGACGTCGTAAATGGTGACTAGGATGTCCCACTCAGTCTTTCCGGCCTCCCGATCCATGATGGCTTGCCGATGAGCGTCCGCCTGCCCTGGCTCAAATATGTCGTCGCAATCTGCCCAGATCACATACTTGCCTGTGGCTAGGCTGAAAGCCTTGTTCCTAGCGGCTGCAAAATTGTCGATATGAGGCCAATCCTTGTGTTCGGGGCTGTTCTGATACTCCTCGCACACTAAAGCCTCACCAGCGGCCTCCTGAGCGCATTGGCGTACATCGTGCGCATTGTTTGCGCCAACTGCCGGAACGACTACGACCTGATCCCATAGGCCACGAGAGGATTCGATAAGTCGACGCAAAATCGCCCCCTCGCCGGGGCCGGCGATGAGGGCGATTGAGACAGTGGGGGTGGTCATCTTTAGGGTGGTGGCCGGCCGCACCCCCCGATGCGACCGGCCCACCGATAATCTTAGTCTTTAGACCAAGCGAACCAGCGAGCTGGTCGATCCGCGTCCCACGCCAAACAGCAGGATGTAGCTGCGATTGGTGGTTCCGAGGGTAGGATTCACGAACTCCCTGACGGCCAAGGAAAGGCCGCTGGAAGGATCGGTCACTACGTCCTGGCTGCCAGGATAGTTGTCGAGAGCTTCGGGTACGCGAGCCGCGACGATGAGGGCTTCTTTCTGTGCCGCAAAACCCTTGGACACTGCCGAGGGAAGCGCGGTGTAGGAGAACACCTCAATGCCGTTGACCATTCCAATGGAGCCGGTTTTCACCGTATCACCTTGGATCTGAGCGTTGGCAACGATGCTGCTGTCGTTGAGGAGGCTGGCTTTGTTATCCGGGGAGATGATCGCGTAACGATCATTCGACGGAACTTTGTTATTGTCCAAGCTGTATCCCAAGCTGACGACGCCGCGGTAGCTCAACGCACCGGCCGCAACCGTGAGAGTGCTGGCATAGGTGCTGGTCACGAGACCGAGCAGGCTATCCGTCATGCTCTTACCCAAGGCATAAGCTGCCGAGGAGGCAAAGCGGTTGATCAGGTCGATGGAGGAGCTGAACTTCTCGTCATCGCGGATGGCGTAGGTGCTGTGGATCAGGTTGCTCAAGCTGATGGTGGCATCAGTCTGAGTGCGATCTTGGGCAACGTAGCCGGCCGTGGTGCTGTACGCACCGGCGGTGCCTACGGTCACGAGGTGGGTGGTGATGGTGTCGTTCATGCGGGCCGGGACGTCTGAGAAGTCCGTTACCGCTTTGGTGAGGAAAGGCAGGGAATCGACCAGCGTGGTCAGTGCGCGTTGCGCAATGGCCTTGCCGTTCGAGACCGAGCCGAGTGTGTTAGCCATGTTTAGTGTCTCCTGTTAGGGTTATCGTGCGAACTTGATTTGTTTAAAAATCTCCGCCGCACGACGGGGATTCTTTTCTGCGTTGAACTGCGCCAGCAGCTCTCCGCGAGAAAGTTGTTTGGAAGATTCGACTTCAATGGGCTTGATGCCACGGGACGCTTCAAGCTCAATGACCTTGGCGGAAAGTTCAGCTTTTAAAGCCGCAGTTTCATTGGCCACCGGCTCCTCGGTTTTGATTTCCTCGGCCTTGGCCTCGACGGCCACGGGCTCCGGAGCGGCCTCAACCTTGGGCTCTTCAACCACGGCAGCTTCGAGTTTCTTTTCCCCGACCTTGGCAGCCATGGGTTCTTCAACCACATCGCTCACAGCATCAGCCGTAAGCATCGCCATGATGGCATCCAGCTTGGCGTTAATGTCGGACAGGGTAGGTTCAGCCAGCTTGACCGGCTCTGCTGCCGGGGCCGCCGGCGCGACGGGCGCCGCTTCCGTGGCGGGCGTCTCTAATTTGGTTTCTTCAACCTGTGATGTTTTGGTCACGGCGTTTTGTTTGCTGTCAACCCGTGCGTGAAAAATCCCGGTAGGGTTGGCCGCTGGCGTAAGAACAAGATCAACGCTGTAAAGCGTCTGAACGTCCGCCAGCCTGGTGCCGTCCTCTGCTTCGCGAGGAATGCCAGAAAAGCTGATGGAAAACCCGATTTGACCAGGCAGAGTGCTGATTAGTTCGCTGAAATAAAAAAAGCCGTCGTGGCTTTCAAAAAGAGTTAGGTCGGCTCGGACACGTCCGCCATCTAGGCTAAAGTTTTCTAGATAACCGATGATGTTGCTGACGGAAGCACTATGGTCTGACAACACCTTAACCTGACCGGCCTCGTTACCTTTTTCGACTACCTGTAAAAGCGTTTCTGCGTCGATTACCATTCCATGGCCCAGGGCGGGGCCGGCGGTGATTACGGAAATGCCCTTGAATTTCTTTTCGGCCATGTGCTGGCCGAGCGTGTCAAACAATCAGCTCTTCTTTTTGCGTGGCTTGCTTCTACGAATCCAACGGCCTTGGCCACCATGTTAAGCTCCTTGGTGGACAGATTGAAATCAGGGTCGTCCCTCATGGTAAAAGCCTCGGTCACCTGTGCGGCCGGCTCTGCAATCTTGACCTCCGCCTGCATGGTCGCCGTTTCTGTTGATGCGCTCATTTGAGGTTGAGGCGCTTCGGTTGTTGGAACAGGAGTTTCGGCTGGCGGTTCAGATGGAGGCGTTTGAGCGGTCGGAGCGGGTTGATTAGGAATAAACTGAACCTCTCCAACGGGGATGCCGGCCGCTTCGCACTTTTGTCTGATATAAACCTGTTCGGCAATTTTCTGGTCAATCGCATCCTGCCAATCCTCGCCTCTGCTGGCGTAGATGTCGGCGTAGGTTGTGAGGCCAAGTTTAAGATCCTCGCGGTCGGCCGCGCTATCCCTGCCGGCATCAATCGTGGTCTGGCGGGGCGTGTGATATGTGGCCTGCCACCACCGATCCATTCCCCTGGGCGGAGTTAGGTCTCCACGCTTGATGGCTTTGGCCAGCGCCCACAGGCGCACGCGGGAAACTAGCTGAGTGATGATGGCCTGGCTGATTTCATCAAACCGACGCTGGGCTTGGGCAAGAGCAAATCTTTGAGACGGCCCGGAAAGATCGGAATCGTCGATATAGGCCAATGGAACACCAAGCCCATAAGCCACATCTCTCTTAAATTGTTTCATCATTTCAAGAACGTTTGGGCCAGGACGGTCATCCTTTAGCTGAACCAACTTTCTGCCATTTGGAACATTCCAAATGGCGCCTCCGCCGTAGATCCTGTCGGTTGTAATGCCGTCAGTATTGGTTGTATCGTTACCAAAAAATCCTGCAGTGCCCTCACCCTCTAAGGCCAAACCAATAGCCGAGGCGCGCTTCACGCTGACCATGGTGTTGCTCAAAATCTCTTCCCGATCCTGGATGAGATTTAAGCAGGTGACCAAGCGGGATAGGCTGCGTAGCTCGTCTGCCCGATCTCGCTCCGCCAACACGATCAAATCAGGTGATTGAACTTCTGAAAATTTGTCGTCTTGGCCGAGGTTGATGTAGTAGGAAAGCGGACGGCCTTGGGCATTGACGCGAACTCCGTCAATGACCCGCTTTTCGCCTTGCAGATAGTCTGGCGTCTCACAGCGGTGAGCTTCAACCATTTGAAGCATCGGCCAGCCGTCTCCGTTGTCGGTAAGTAAAATAAAGAGTTCATTGTCGCGCAGCATGGTGCGAGTTGCGACTTGTTGAAGCGTGTTAAAATCCAACAATCCCCTGACATCGCAAGCCAGTGACCACGTGGCTAACCAATCCTCAGTCGCCCGGTTCCATCCCTCATCGCTGGTGCGCGATTGCATTTTGATACCACCGCCTATTGAATTTCTCACCATTGAATCAATCGCCCCACGAACGACGGGCGAATTGTAGAACCAGTAGCGGGCAAGCCCCAGAACCTGTTTACGGCTTTGATTGGTTACGTCGGTTCGAGTGTCCTGCGGAGTAACGTAAATGTGCTGGCGCTTGGTGTAGTCCTGCGCACCAGCCCGAACAATACGTCCAAACCAAGATCCCAAGCTCATGGATTGATTGGCTGCATAATGCCAAAGTTGGGGTAGCTGGTCTGGCCGTTGCCCTTGACCAGATAATTTTCCATTTCGGATGGCGTGGTGAAATCCTTGACGCGGCTCCACAGCTCATAAGCCATGTGGGCAATGTTGGCCGGGTTGATGCCGGGCTGTAACTGATAGCTAAACGATTTGCCGGCCACGGAAGCGGATACCATCACGCGTCCTCCGTTGTTAAAACTGGAATACTGATTGGCGGCAATGGCCTCAAGGGCAAGTCGGGTCGCAACCGGATCTTTCGACGATTGAATCCAAAGGGAAAAAATAAGCCCTCGCTCCACGAACCAAAAATCGTGTCAATCATGCCTGTGCCAGTGCGGCTTCGGCCGCAATCACCCGCCCGTAAACCGCAAAGCCTGCCAAATAGGTTTCGCAGTCGTAAAGATGGTCTTGCCGGCTTTTAATTCGGATCCATTCATAAACATCTTTCCCGGTCTTTCGGTTGATTCGATGCGCTTTGCGATGGCTGGCCATGTGTTCGCGGTAGTTTGGGCTTACATCGTGAGCTACCTCCCACAGCGGCCCCTGCCCTCGCCGCAACCAAGCCAGAAGATCCTGGCATGCCGGCGAGCTGAGAAGCAGCAGGCGGCAGCCGGCATCTGTTGGCTGTTCGGAGCTGTGCACGCTCTTGATCCGCGTCCCACCGCTTTCAATCAGATAGTGCGGCCGCTCCTCGCCTTTGATGGCCATCCACCCATATCTTGCGGCAATGCGGTAGGTGTCTTGGGTTTCGTATCCTGAGTCGATACATGTGTGCCGTGGTTTTACGCCAAGGTCATGAAGTGTTTGACCAACATCCTCGATTGTTCGCCGGTGCCCCTCTTCAATCAATCGGCTAGATCCATCTCTGGCAAAAGCCCGCACCACAAACCAGTACCCATCAATCTGCCGATCAATCGCGGCCAGTTTAATGTGATCGGTTTCCCATTCCTGCTTCTTTGCAAACGCTCCGGGCGGGATGCTGTTCAGTTCATCATCATCAAACTGATCCTCCCAAGGCATGGCGCTCCACCCGTTCACGAATCCTTGTAAGCCGTGAAGATAATGCTTTTCGGTTAGAAACTTTCTGGCCGCGTCCGCAAACCCCAAGGTGCTGGAATACCATGACGGAAGGCGGAAGGATCTGCGACCCGTCTCGGCATTCGTGTTGGCCGCCACCCATCTCCCCTGCTCAATGGCCTTTCGCCTGTGGATCTCCGTCCATTTGGCCTCGCATTTTGTGCAATGGTAGGCGGCCGTTTCCGTCACCCGCTTCATGTCCCACTTGCCATCCTCAGACCTTGCGCCTTCGTCCCATTTGATCTGACCAAACTCCATGGCCTGATACTCGCCGCAAGCATGGCATGGCACGTGGAATGTTTCCTGGGATCCGGCCTGATAGTTGATCCAGATGTCGCCGGTGTTCAGCGTTGGCGTGCTGGTCAGGACGTGCTTACGCTGCGGAAAAGATTTGGTGCGCTCCAAGGCCAGCGAGTAGGCGGCCGCATCTTTTTCGGATGGCGGAGCAAAAGAGTCCAATTCGTCCAAAACGGCCACGCAGATTGGACGCGAGCTAAGGTTTGCCGGACTATTAGATCCGACCAGAGAAAGCGTCATGGTTGCAAACTGCATTTCCAAAATCTTGAAGTCGTCCATGTCGGCCGGAAACAATGCCTTGACCGGCTTACACTTTTGGAACAGCGGAGCCAGCCGCGTCTCGCTGTACGACCGAGCCAGATCCGCGTTAGGCATGACGAGCAGTGCCGGCGCCGGATCGTTCGCAATCCTGTACGCAAGCCACACGGCCAGCGTCAGCGTCTTTCCTGTTTGGGATCCCCAGCAAAGCGTCACGGTGTGGACGCCCGGATCCGCCAGTGCTTCCAAAACCCCCCGCACGTAAGGCGTCCACGTTGTGCTGTAAAGACCAGGGCGAGCGGTCAGCCGGCTATCCAGTTGAATGTTCTTTTCCGCCCACTCAATCACCCCTGGCGGCTTTTCGTAGTGCCAGCGGATCCGTGCCCGGCGGTGCAGCTCCGCCTGTGCCTTGGTCACAGCGCAGCCTCTACCTGCCGCATGATCTGCCCCACCTCGTTCTCCACCTCTGCCTCCACTTCAACCGCTGGCCGGTTAGCGCAGATTGGAGCCAACCGCTTTGCCATGCCTTTAAGCAGCGGCACAAGTGCGTTATCCCTTGCGGCCAGCACCTTGTCGGCCTCGTCTACCGGCACCATTTTGCCTTCCGCTTGATCAATGTCTGGGCGATCGCCCTTCATTCTGCGTAACGCCTCGACCAGCTTTGTGTAGTTACTGATTAACTCAGATCGATCCTCCCTTGTGTCGTCCTTTGCGCTTTCCCCAAGGCTCGCCGCCAGATCCTCAAGCCGCTGGATCTCCACGTCCAGCCCACCACCCTTGGCCTTAATCAACGGCTTGGCCTGCGGGCCGGATCCGGCCGCCAGGTCGCGGTAGGTCTGAGCACGGGATTTGCCGGTGGCCTTCATGGCCGCCCGCACCCGGTGGTTGGGTTCCCTTCCCATGATACGCTAAGACCCCAAGGCCACACTCAAGAAATCAACGCGAGTCGTCGCCACCGCGATCTGCCTCCGCTTAAAAGATTCCTTACGCATGGCCGCCCAGCTCCTTATAGGCTCGCACGATAGGCTGTGCCTCTCTTAAGAATTGCTCCTTAAGATCAGCGTCTTGCTTTACATAGCGCATGCCTTTGTTAGATAGCCATTGGCTGACCTTAATCACCGGCCACAAGAATGGCTTAGGCTCAGTAGGTGTGCTGGTCGCAATGGGATCCGGCAGCATCTCGGCCCACAGCATGATCTGCCTCACCACTCCTGGCTCACCGCCTGCCAGTTTGTGTTGGTGCGCAGCCACCCGCTCAAGCCGCTTGCCTTGCTCGTCAGTCAGCCCAACGGATTCCAAAAGTTTTCCAATATCTTCACCATCCCCCCGGGCCTGTCCAATTACATTGCCTGCCTTAGCTGCCAATCCAATTACCTCACCAACCGCTTGAAGCGTTTCCTCCCTGCGTTTGTTTAGTTCCTTAACAATCTGTTTCAGTTCGCTTTCTAGTTTTGTTGCTTTCATTTTATTCCTTTCATTCCTTTCATTAAAGCGCCGGTGTTGTATTTAGCCGTTTCACGACGGCGCTTGTCGTGATGACGCCTTGCCCTTGCTTCATAAGACTTTCTGGCTGATTCGCTCTTGCCGGCTCTGAACCTCATCCCCAGCCGATCTGCCATATTCAGCGCCTTCTTGCTTACGGCCTGCTTGGTGATGTTGAACCGCTTGGCCACGCTGGTCATCGATTCGGTGGAGCGGTTCAGCACAATGGCCAGCACGCTGTGATCCAGCGTATCCGTCATGTTCTGCATGGCCGGATGCTCAGGCGCCTTCGCCATGAGGTACTCAATGACCATGACCGTGTTGGATATCCCGCAAGTGCTAACCGTGATCGTGGCGTAAGCCTCAGAGACCAGATCCCGCAGGCTATCAATCATCATCGCCGGATGCGTGTTTTGCCCCGGCATCTTTGCTAATATTTCCTGATCTATCATATTAAATTAAACCCGCTTTGTGCAATGGTTGGTGCAGTAATGAAATAGGGCAGTGCATTAGTGCAATAATTGGGCCTAAAGGCCCATTATTACTGCACCTACATGCTCCCCAATATTGCACTAGTGCAATTAGGGTTATTGCACCAACCCTAGAAAGGCTCATTTGTCACCTTTTTGCTGAATAAACCATCGCTGGATTCTTCGATAAAACCGTCCTCTTTTGCCTGCCTAATCCGTGTTTTGGCCTGCCGTTCCTGTAGCCCGGTTGCTTCCATTACAAACTCCACCACTTTGCTGTATTTAGCCCTTTCGGGTAACTTGCCCCAATCGATCGCGGATGCCTTGCGCCCCACCGTCTTTTCTGGCGCCCCAACCTCAATCCATGCCATACCCTTGTCGGCATGCTTTAGGTGGACGGCCGGGTGAACATTGGAAGCGATTAAATCCTTCGCAGAATGGCTAGGACGCAATCCTGACCGCTTTCCGCGCTTGGTTACCTCCAGCTTATAAACGTACGCACCAGACTCATCCTGACCGCAAGGCGATAGGTTTATGACCGTTCTTGCCCAATTTGTAAGCTCACTTGATCCAAACCCGCTATACGCCTTGTCGTGCCCCTGATACCCACTGCCCTCACGTGACGGCTTTGGCGTATGATGAATCAGCATCCAACAAAATCCTGCCGCCAAGGCCAACGGATTGAGCATGTTGCGTAAAAACACACTTGCAGTCTCCTGATTGCTCAGGTCGCCACCTATAAAAGCCAGCAGCGGATCCACCCATGCCAGATCCGGCTTATATTTGTCGGCCAGCCGGCGCATACGATCCACAAACTTCTCTCCTGTGGACGTGCAATCGCGGGTGATAATCAGATTCTTTTTTACTAACTCAAGCTCTTCTGGCGTTAGATCCATGGCCTTGAGAATTCCCTGCAATGCCTCTGCCACGTCCCCTTCGTCATTCTCGGCCTGCACGATAAGCGATTTCAGCCCCTTGCCATGCGAACTGATGCCAAACAACTCACGCCCGGCCGCCCAGGTAATCGCAGCCTGTAGGCAAAGCACGCTCTTACCCAACCCGCTGGATCCTACCCAAAGTGCCGATCCGCCCCTGCACAGCCAACGCCTGCCCAGCAACTGAGTTGGATCGGCATCCTCCTTAAAATTGGTCAACTGCTCCCAAGTGTAAGGCTCTGGGATATCCCCATAGATAATGCGCTCCTGCCACTGCAAGAAGCTTATCGCCGGCTTACCGCACTCCACCAGCTCCTGCTGCTGTCCCGTGGCCGTACGCATCGCTCCGGGCAACCTGGACAAACGCCCTGCATCCTTGTTGGCCGGATCCGGCTTGGAATGCTCTAGGTGCTTATAGATGAACTCAACCCGATCCTTGAACTCCTGCTCCCCGGACGCATCTACAGTCACCCAAGCATGCAGACTGCGAGCACCGCTCTTGATGATTGCCTTGGTGGGCAAGCCGGAGCGCTTAATGATCGCCCACTGCTCAGCGATGGTGCTTTCATCAAACTCAATCAGGGCATGCTTGAATTTTACAATGTTTTCCGCCTTCCGCCCCTTGCGGTTGTTCGGGTTAATCGACACATACACGCCCACCGCATCCCCTTGCCATTCCTTCAGCCCGTCGCCCTTGAACAGCTCTAGCCATTCCTCACGGGTGCGATTCTCTCCAGCTCCATCCGGGCGCTCACGATCCCCGTCATTAATTGATCGCGTAATGTTAATGTAATCGCCCACCTCAAAGGCAGTCGTCAGAAACTTCTCAACCGGCCCGCTTTCCACGCTGATGGGCATCGTCGGGATATGCGTCTCCTTGACGATGGTCAGCCCCTGCATCTTGTAAGCTGACTTCGGCCTCCACGGCTCCCTAGCTGGCTTGCTGTAAGCGCTCTTGACGGCCGCCACCGCCTCCCGCTGTGTAATCCCCACCTTCATGCCCCACGCCTCTGCCTCAGTCTCAGCATCAAACTGCGACAGCCCTTGATCCCGCATCTGGCAGCACAGCTTAAACAACTGCGTGTTGCGTTCCCCTTCCGGAGCTCCGTTGTGATAGATGGCCTCAACAGCCGGTGGCAGTACGGGGATCACTTCTTGGCCTCCATGTCGCGTTTCTGATATGCCTCGGCTCGCTTAAGCAATTCCTTAATTACAACGTGCCCAAGCTCAAAACATTCCAGCGCCTTTTGCAGCTTCCAGTGCAGACCGATGGCCATGTTTGGGTCTTTCATGGCCTCCCTCAGCCTGGCAATGCCACGCTTCTGGACGTCGTCAGTGCAGCGGATGCGTTTTACGGACATTCTTCAATAGCCTCAGTTTCGGCTTCGTATTCTTCTTTTTGCATGCTGTGCAAATATGCACCTTGAATTAGCCTTGCCGGCCCAGTTATATCTTTCATTTCATCTGCTCCCTTCAAAATGTTGCACTTATAATGTGCGAGCTGAACATTATCCCATGTATGAGTTCCCCCTTTTGAAATCGCCACAATATGATCAATAGATGCGTTAGACATTTCTACCGGCTGATCGCACACACCGCATTTGCCGCCATCTTTAAGATATAATTCTAAATTTGTAATATAATGAGTTTGCGTATTTACCCTTCTTGCATGAGCTTTATGCCTTTTTACTGAAAGGCTTGCGCACCTTGAGGAACAGAACCTAAAGGGCGTGCTTAGGTTTGAGTAATGATCTGAGCCAGGATTTGTCCTTCCACAATGGCAGCATATGCTATAACAAAATGCTTTCTCAACATACTTCAACAATGATGGTTTATAGTCCCCAGTTTTATTATTAAGTTTTTCAGTAGCGTCATAAATAGAAAGCTCATATGAGTCAAAATTGTCATATGCAATTTTCTTTTTTCTAAAATATTCTAATTGCGTTCCGTTCATCACCACTGCCCAATCCCAAACCGCCCACGGTTTGCTCTGATTTTTGCCACGACATCCGCCCACTCCTCCATCGACCAGGTGCCGATGATGCGGGCATCGAATAGCTTAATTAGTTGGGCAAGGGTCATTCTAAATTTCCGGCACACGCAATTGCCGCCTCTGTCGCCTCTTGTTCTGATTGTGCGTCTACTTCCAAGACGCCAATCCTTTTGCCCGGCAACCCACACGATATTCTGCTTGTCCAATGATATAGGTCGTTATCAAACCAAGTATGTACGTTTGCCCAATCGTCACCGTGTGGAGCGTTTTCGCCTAATCGCGGATCCCATTTATTAGGATCGTTAGTAAAAAAATATCCTTTTACAGTTTTCACAACACCGCCTCTGGCAGCGGCCCCGTGATCTTCCACACGTAATTGCTGCGGTCGTATTCCAGCGGGTACCCAAAAAAATCCCGCAACAGATCCAAATCCCTGGCAATCGTCTTGTAGCTACATTCCAGCTCTACCCCCAGCTTGTGTGTGCCCGGAAGGCACAGATCATGCCTCAGCTTAGTGGCAATCACGCCCAGGCGCCGCAACGTTGGCCTAGTATCCCCGTTCCTTAACGCCCGCTTGCGCCGGCTCATGATTGTGGCCTTGGCCGTTCTCACCTGGTCACCTCCACCGTCGCCACCTTTGGCAACCGCATCGCGTTAAACTGCGCCTCACTGGCGGCAAACACGTCCACCACCGGCATCCGGCCCTTGCTGGCCTTCTTGCTCTTTACGGCCGTGCCGGTATCAACGGCCACCCATTCCCGCTTTCCACCCATCACGCGGATCTTGCTCCACAGTGGAATGATGTCGGGATCCACGGCACAATGGCGGCCGGCACGTAGCTTGGTGCCAGTGCTGGATTGATAGCGACTGCTCCACTCATCCTCGCCGGGCCAATAGCCGGTGATGCGCACCTTTATGCGCTTGGCCTCTTTCTGCGGGCGCATGTCGATCATGACGTTGGCGGCCTTGCCGGACGTAATGCCTAGGATCGCGGCGATGTAACACAACGATCTCACAGCCCTTCCCTCATGCGATCGATCAGGTCATTCTCACGCGCTTCACTTGCAGCCAAAGCTGCTCGCGCTTCCGCAAGTTGCCTGGCTAACGATCGAACGCGATCCAGTAGCTGCTGGTAGGTGGATTGCTCCGGTAGAATCTCAATCATTCTGCACCGCCCTCGGATCGTATTTTTTCTCTGCCCGCCAGATCACGCAGATAGCTTGAAAGACCTCAAACGCCGCCTCCACCTCCTCCGGACTCCACTCCTTTTCGCTGATGGCGCCAGTGGCCGGATCGATATAAACGTTCCGGCACCAGGTCGGCTCCTCAAAGTGGGCGAAGCAGTAAGCGGATAGCTGATAGAGATCGGTGCTGTATGAATCCGCCTTGTCCTTCTTAAACTTGCGGGTTTTAAAATCGATCACCTCAACACGTGGCCCGTCTGTAGCTACAATCTCCGCAATCAAATCCACCCGGCCGGCATAGCCCACATCCTCATTCACCAGCACCTGCTCCGCCGCGTGCGTCTTGTGCACCTTCTTGAACCAAGCCGTCAGGTTTTCCCAATGCGGCTCAAACCCAGCCCGCAGGTCGGCTGGCCTTGGCCCATCCACGCCAATAATCTCCGCCAAGCTGTGGACGTATGTTCCGCGGTCCGCTGCTGCCTCCAGCTCTCCTTTGCTGGCCGCCACCACTCTCTTGGCAAAGTCCGGATCCGCCTCACCATCGACTCTTGGCAGCGTCAAGGATTGCAGGATGGCGGTCTCTTGCTTCCAGTTGTCTAAGCCAGGTTTGGCCACGACTCCCAAACAATTTGTAACGCTGGGATAGGCGCTGACCTTGCGGGCGTCCCGGAGGTTGCCATGTACCGGCTCACCCATTCGGGTGTAATAGTGCGAATTTTCCGCCTGTGCGGTTGCGATTAACTGTGGCACGTCAGGCGTTCCAGTTGATCAGGATCTTCCACGTCGAGACGGCCACGTAAGCCACCAGCATGGGGAATCCGATGCGAACGATCATTTCAAGTGTTTCCATATTTACCTTTCTTGCGCTGACCGCCGCCGGATCCGGGGGGACACCGGCGACGGCCCCGCTTGGTTTTGTTTTTCCTCCTGGCAAATTAGAAGGGGACGTTGCTGCCTTCCGGGCTGTAGTTGACTGCGACAGGCTGCTCTTTCGGAGCCCTGTCCTTGGCTCGCGTGTAATCCTTGGTCACCGTCAGCTTGGCTTTGCCGGCCTTAAGCACGGCAATCACGTTGGCGTAGGTGGATCCGTCCCGCTCGTTGTGCTGGACAACGATCTGGCAGTTCGACCCGATCAGCTTTTCCACGTCCAACTCCTGCGGTGGCGCCTTGCCGAACCAGCTCTTCACGTCTTTGAAAAGAGAGCTCTTTTCATTCAGTGACAGGCCGTAGCGCCGGCCAATGGTGAACGGGCGGCCGTCCTCCATCTTTTCGCTGAGTTGCCAGACCAACCGGATCTGGTGTTTCTTTCCGTACTGCGTGTCCTGAATCCCCAGATCCACCACGTCACAGCACACCGCATCGAAAGTGCCTTCCGGTGCCGGTGTGTACGTTCCTCCGTTTCCTCTGCTTGCTACTATTGGCATGTTATTTTTCCTCCTGTATTGTTGTTTCTGTTAGTCCCGCAGCTGCGCTGATTTTTCTGACGTTTCCTTTTTGCTGTTCCGCAAAAAACAGCCATCCACTGTTGCTCGTGGTAAGTCGTTTAATGTTTTCCTTGAGGGCTGCAGCTTTTAATGCGTTAAATGCCCAGCAGGTGTGCCGATTTAAAAGATTGCTGCCGCCACACGGGCTTGCGCTATTTAAGAGCAGGTTTCTCAGCAACAAGGCAGGGCTGCCCTGCTCAAGTCCGGCCCCGCTAATAAATGGATCTACAAATTCAGTCGCAAGGGTTGGGAACGATTTTATCGCAACCGCAAAGCAGCCAATAATGGGCCCAGTAAGTATTTTAGTTTTATTACCTGACGATAGTTTTTTTATGCTTGGATATATGCCAAGTATTTGAAAGGCCACAGGCGTCGTGTTTTTATGTAGTCCTGTTGCCCAATTCAATATGGCTCTAGTAGCGGCCGCCACCCTGTTGGCGTTTTCAACTCCATGACGCAATGCCAACTGCTCTCCAGTTTGCCTTTTGTAACCATTGTCGATTGTGTCTATGGCATACAAACGAACTCCATTAACCATTTCCGCTGCAATTCCACGCGTGACAAGTAGGCATATAGCAATGCCACTCAAAATAATTGCCTGCAATCTGTGCTGACCATCAATAAGGCAATCGTTTTCATCAAACGCAATCCCTTGATGATTTAAGAACCAATGTCCTGCCCTCATCTCTCTGGCGTATGATTCAGCCCTAGACATAATCAGCTTCCGCTGATTGCCTGCCTTTACCTTTTTTAAGTATTCTTCTGCTATTTTAGGTGTTATTTTTTCTACTATTGTTTTCATGGCTGGTTTTGTTTTTCTCCTTTTTGGTTATTCGTCATCGACGAAGTCGTTGCTTGTGTGTGCGGGGTTAAGATCGACAAATTCCTGATCCGCCAAGTGCCACGCAATTTTGTGTTTTCTGGCCAAATCCTTGGCCGTGTCCCATTGACCCTTGGCTACGGCATTGACCACACGCTCAGCGGAATTGCGGCAAGCCATCACCTCAATGTTTTCAATTAGGCGAAATTTGGTGCAGTCGCTCATTTGACCTTCCGGGTGATCAACGCCTTAAGCCAGTTCACCACCATCAGCACGTTCTCGCTGGTTAGGCATTTGGTCGTGAAATGGATCACGTTCCAACCTTCCATGATTGCCAGCCGGCCTTTCTCCGCATCCTTCACCTGTCCCATGCCTCCGCTGTGCCGGCCCCGGATAAACACTCCTCCGTCCAGCTCGATGGCTGCCTTGGCCGCCATGTGAGCGTAATCAAACCTGAACCGGCGGCCGGGATAGAACGTGACTTCCTTGGTCAGCGCCGGCCCCTTATGGATCGCCCACAAGCGCTCGAATTGATGCGCTAGGCGGCTCACAGCAACCCTCCAAAATTATTCGGACGCCATAGCTGGGTTGGGGTCGGGATAATAGCCCCACTGCCCCCTGCGACTGCCCAGCCTTCTCTTATGTCGGCGTGGCTCATGGCGTCCGAAATTCCTCTTTTATATAAAAGCCCTTGGCCTCTGGTGCCTGTGTTGTCTGCTTGGCGCACAGGCTTGCCACCACTTCCTCCAACCGCTTGATCCGGCTCTGCATATCGACGATGGAGGTCAGGATCGAAAATTCGGCGGATCCGTAGCTCGTGGCCGGTGCCGGCAGCACTCCCTCTTGCTCAAGGTCGCGGACGCTCATCGGCCCAGCTCCTTTCGGATGAAGTCAATGACCCAGCAGACAATGGCCACGGCCACGGCGATCCCGGTAACCCCCCATGCAGCCAAAACGACATAAATGGAAAGCGTTTGGATCAGCTCCCATAGAGCTTTAATGAAATCCCAGCTCATTTGACCCACCCCAGATCCACGGCCTGTCGGGCCCAGGCGCGATTAACGGCGGCAACGGGGTGCCAAACAAATCCAGAGGCGCATGCGCCAGACTTGGCTGCCCCAGATCCAGAAAATACTTTAGCCGGATTGCGGCTTGTTACGTCTGTGTTACATTCCCTTTGTAAGTCTTTGTCGGGAAAGGGTCGGAGCGGTGGGATTTGAACCCACGATTTAGCCAAACAGTGTGTTTTCGTATTATTAGTTAGCATATATTACTCTTAATTGTTGTTTGTTTTTGAGTAATTTGATACGGTTGTTACGTGGCCGCTATTTACCGCAGAAAAGACAGCCAATGGTTCTGGTTGCGCTACAAAACCGCCAATGGTAAGTGGAGCGCAAAAGCGACTAGATACAGAACCGACAACACGCTTCACAGGGCAAAGGCTCAAGAGGAGGCCGCCAAGCTCTCCGTTGGAGAGCGGACGATCAAATCGGACCACGGATGGGTCTCGGCGATGATTGAGTCGCACCCGGTCTGCCCATCCAGCAAAAGGCACTACCTCAACAGCTGGCGGCATCTTTCCAGATTTATTGATGAGCATGGCATAACCCTGGAAGAATTTTCCCCCATCCATGCGGATCAATACATTACCTGGCGCATTGCTCATCCGCGCACCAATGGCAAGCCCGTTTGCAGAAATATGGCTGTGGACGACGTAAAAGCTCTTAAATGGATCCACCGGCAGGGTCGGCTTCGCGGTCTTGTTCACTCCGTGGCAATGATTGACTACCGCGCTAAAAAAAGCCCTCCCAGCAAGCGCCCCGTATTCACAGATGACGAAATCACCCGTGTAAGAAAATTTATTTGCCACAGCGCGGAAGTGGATCCTGGCTTTGAATGGATGTTTATTTCCTTTGAGATTGGTTACACCACGGGATGCCGACTGCGCGAAACCCGGCTGGATCTCCGCCTGGTCGATCTGCATGCTGGCACAATCACCTTTCCGGAGCCTAAAGGAGGAGTAACCCGCGCCTACACCATCCCAATTCCATCGACCATTGTGCCCCTTTTGTCCCGCCTGAAAGCGTCCGGCCGCAGGTACGCCTTCGATTGGCCGGGACACGGAACAAAAATCAGCCATCATTGGCGGGTGCTGTTTAATTTGTGCGGCCTGTTCAAACATACATTCCATTCCCTGCGGGCCACTCGGGTAACAAACCTTCGGAAGTCAGGGATTCCGCAATCCGTCGCAATGCGGCTGGTGAACCACTCCTCAACCCTCGTGCACGAACTGTACCAGCGGCACTTTGTTGAGGACTTGCGCAAGCACGTGGACGCCGGGCTTTTGCCATCCACTTCTCAAAATCAGTCGGAAAGACAATTCCGTGGCTCATGGGAAAACCATGCTCAAAAGCCATCCGCCTCACCTTCCCGTATGAAATCGAATACGCGGCCGACAGCTCCCGCATATTTAGAGCTTGGTTAAGCCCTCGTTTTTTCAAGGCTTCATTTTGATACGACGCCAAACTCATCGAACGGCCTCCATTCCATCTTGAGCCGTTTCATCAATCAACTGCGCCACAAGCTGGGAAAGCGAAAGATTCTTTTTTTCAGCAATCTCCCGGCCCAGCTTTTTTATGCGCACCGGAAGATACAAATTTGTGACTTCTGCCGAGCTGTTTTTCGAGGAGACTGCACGTGCCATGTGCGTGTCTTATGCGCATTGTATGCGTGCGTCAACAAGAATCTTATTTTTTTCTCAAATTATTTTTTAGGGCAGATTTGACCTGCGCAGTTATTACGCATAAACTACGCAAATGAGCAAAGAGGCCACTAACCTTACCCTGCCAAAGCAGGTAAAAGCCAAAGGCATTGATTTGGCCAAGAAAGCCGGAATGAGTCTTTCCACCTACGTAGCACAGCTGATTTTGAAGGAGGCGGCTCGCGATCAGGGTTTTACTGCCGAGAGCCCTGCATTGTATGCTCCCGCTCGGTCACGGGGAAAAACTAGCCCAAAAGGGATATAGTTGTGCAAGCATTTGCCGGCACTTCTCTTTTTATTGTCATTATTGCTGGGATTGCTCTTTTCATGCTTCCATTTGCCGTGCTGATGATCTCGTCTCGCACTTACAAAATCATGCAATCAGTGCGTCGCATGGAAGGCAGCCTTGCGCTTTTGGACGGCCAGTCTGCCAAACTGGCTCAAGCCGTGGTGGAAATTAAAAAAACCAACGCTCTGCTGGCCAAAGCTCTTAAGACTTCCTCTGATTCTGATTCTTGATGATCCGATAATATGGGTGCAGCCGGAAATAAGGCCGGCGCCTCACGTTCCCATTATCCACCCCACTCACCCCCGACCGAAACTTTTTCATTTCTAACTTACCCGATTTTACCAGTTTGGTCACGATGCGGCTGACGTGCTCCTTGGACATGTTTTGTTCTTTGGCGATCTCTTTGACGCTTTTGTAGCCCGGAGGAATCACGTCCGCCTTGCGGCTAAAAGCATCCTGCAATACCTCTGCCCAATCATTACTCATAGAGGGAATCTCCACTCATCTTTTACCGGTGTGGCAAGCCACGCCACGCAAGCGTCAGCACAATACTCACCATAGGCAAAGCCGTGCCCCCAGCGGTACGTGGCTCGCCGATGCCTGGCGTATCCCATGGAGGGAATGTTCGCCAATGTGCCGGTGCAGATGCCTACCGGGGATCCCCTCACCCGGCCCCTGGTGATCTCCGGCCGGTGCAGATGCGCCATGACGATGGGACAGCCAAGGCTCTCCACGGTATCCCTGACGGCCGCCTCGCCGCACTGGAATCCGTGCAAGAATACGGTATCGCCTAGCAGGAAAAGGCCATCATCAATGTCGTATGGCAGCAGCCGGGCCTTCAATTTCTTCACGGCCTGCTCAATGGCCTGCGTTCCCTGCTCCGCCGCATAGGCCACGACAGCAGATGAGCTGCGCAGCATACCCCAGAGCCTCGCTTCGTGATTACCAAGCAGCACTACTGACGGGGAAAGTTCTTTCAGATGGCTCATGCCGACTAGGTAATCGTCAGAAAAGCTCACCGTCTTATCCGGATCGTCCGGGGAGTTGCGTGCACCGGCTCGCCAGGCGGCCGTGTCCAGAAAATCGCCCAGATGGATTGTGGTCTCTGGTTTCCACCGGCGCTTGAAATCCAGCACGGTGTCCCAGCTTTTGCGGTCAATATGGGCGGCGTGCGTGCACCCTACGGCAAACCACCGACGCCATTTGCGGACGACGTTCACTTGCCCCTTGCCTCGTGTCAGCGCTTATCGAAACCCGTGGGCATTCCTTGGAGGATGTGGAGGATCTTGCGACAATTCTCTCTTGCTAGGCTTGCCGCCAGAGAATCATCCGTGCACCCGGCCATGGCCAGATCCGCAATGGCTCCAAGCTGGATTCGGTGCGTATAAACATAGGCCACTAGATCCACGACCTCTTGCATGGCATCCGACCAGCACGGCCGCAGCCATAGGGATCCGCCATGCTCCTCCTGGCCCCGGCGGTACTTGGTGCTGAAATCCTTTGAAAACGTCTCTAGGATGGCTTTTAGATGGAGCTCATGTTCTGGACTCATAACGTGCGGCGTCATGGCTTGCGAATGCCCACCTTGCGCGATTGCATGGCCTGCCTGTTCTTCTCCGCGATCTTAGTGCCAGGGCTTTCTTTGGATTGAGGTATATCCCGCCACGATGCGTAGCGACTATCCTGC